GGCAGCCCAACCGCACCAACACAAACGGGTACTGATGATTCTACTAAAATCGCAACAACTGCGTTTGTACAAGACAGAATTGATACTATTATTGGTAACGCAGGTTCAACCTTAGATACTTTAGGAGAACTTTCAGCATCATTATCTGATGACCAGGATGCATTAACTTCATTAACCACAACAGTTGGTACTAAATTAGCAAAATCCTCTAACTTATCAGATTTAACAAATGCATCAACCGCACGAACTAATTTAGGATTAGGAACTGCAGCAACAACCAATTCTACTGCATATGCAACTGCAGCACAGGGTGCTTTAGCAGATTCTGCACTACAATCTTTAGGTTCAGTAACAGGTCATACTGATGTAACATCCGCAGGTTCGGGTGCTATTATCACTTCTGAAGAAAGAACTAAATTAAGTGGTATCGCAACTGGTGCAGAAGTAAATGTACAATCTGATTGGAACGCAAGTTCAGGAGATGCACTTATATTAAATAAACCAACAATCCCAACAAACAACAATCAATTAACCAATGGTGCTGGATACATTACTGGATTAAATTGGAGTGAATTGGGTGGTTCACAATCTGATATCAATATTAGTGAATTTAATAATGATAGTGGATTTACAACAAACACAGGTACTGTAACTTCAGTTGCAACTGGAACTGGGTTGACAGGTGGTACAATCAGTTCAACAGGTACTATTAGTTTAGCAACAGCAGGAGCGGGTGCTGGAACGTATGGTTCAGCTGCGAATGGTACTAAGATTGATACAATCACAATTGATGCGTATGGTAGAGTAACTGCTGTAGCCACAGGTGCGACAGGTACTTCATCCACTTCGGGTACTGTAACATCTGTTGCAACTGGAGATGGATTAACAGGTGGTACAATTACATCAACGGGTACAATATCTTTAGTGTATGAGGGTGCGGGTGAAAACTTTATAGATGTTGCAACAAACTTAGAAGGAACAAGTATTTCCACAGGTGATACAATTATTTATCATGATGCAAATGATAATAATATTAAGAAGGGATTAGTTTCAGATTTACCACTTGATAACTATACTAAATGGCAACTTAGTGATGGTACTACTCAGACAAACGTTACAACGGGTACAACTGTAACTTTTAGTGCAGGTAGTAATATAGCGATTGCTAACTCATCAAATACAATTACTATTTCAGCAACCGATACCAACACCACATACTCAGCAGGTTCACTTTTAGATTTAAGTGGTACTACATTTAATGTAGACCTTTCCGAACTTACCGATATGACAACTGCATGGGTAAACTCCACCGATGAATTTGTAGTATTAGATAATGGTGTACAGAAAAGAAAGTTAGGTTCTGAAATATTTGGTTCAAACGCATTTAACTCAACAACAATCCCAACATCACTCGGTGATTTATCACCAGGAGATTTACAAGATGAATTCACCCTTAGTAACACAAATGTTAGTGAATTTAATAATGATGCAGGATATACAACAAACACAGGTACTGTAACCTCAGTTGGTATTACAACTTCAGCCGGATTAGATGGTTCGGGTACTATTACATCCGCAGGAACAGTAGACATTAGTTTAGACTTATCCGAACTTACTGATATGACCGGCGCAATTAATACTGCAGAGGATGAAATAATCTTATTAGATAATGGTGCTCAAAGAAGAAAGAGATTTTCAGAAATCTTTGGTTCAAACGCATATAATAGTACAACAATCCCAACTAATAACAACCAATTAACCAATGGTGCAGGATATACTACAAATTTAGGTGATATTACTGGAGTTACTGCTGGAACAGGTCTTACTGGTGGTGGTTCAAGCGGAACTGTTACCCTTAATGTAAGTGGATTAACTACTTCTGAATTAGCAGGTAGTTCATTACAAACAAGTGGAGAAGTATTCTCAGATTCAGACACAATTTTAATGACTGCTGCAGCGATTGATGATAGAATCGATTCTAAAACATATGGAAGTTGGGAGTTTTCAGCAGATGGTTCAAACTATACAGTTAATGCTGGTGCGAACGTAACTCTTAACGCAGGTGAAAACGTTAGTATAACTCATGATGGCTCGGGTAATGTTGATATTGGTGCCACAGATACCGATACTACCTACTCAGCAGGTACAGGTCTTAATTTAAACCCCGCGACCACCTTTAATGTAGATACAAACCTTTCAACCGATGGTGTGCACACAATTGGGCGTGATGGTAACGATAAATTCGTAGTAAATGCAACCAACCACGCATGGTATTTGGATGGTGTATTAGATATGAGATTGGCAAACACTGGTCAATTAGATGTTGATGGTAACATTGTTGCGTATTCAACAGTAACAAACTCAGATAGAAGATTAAAAACTGATATCTCTACAATTGAAAGTGCATCCGAAAAAGTATCTAAACTTAGAGGTGTAGAATACACATGGGATTATGGTAAACTTAAAGGAAAGAGAGATATTGGTCTTATCGCACAAGAGGTTGAAGAAGTAATTCCAGAGGTAGTAACTGATGGTGAATTATTAGATGGTACTGAAGCCAAAAGAGTGGATTATGGTAAACTTGTAGGTTTATTGATTGAAGCCAATAAAGAACAACAAACTCAAATTCAATCACTAATAAAAGAAGTAGAAGAACTTAAAGGGAGATTGTAATGGCGTTAGTATCATCTGGTCAAATAAGTATAAGTGATATATATACTGAAATAAATGGTTCAGGTCCTGGTCTAAACGCAGGTATAGGTATGGCTGAATTGGCAGGTGGAACTTATGGTACAATCAATACAAATTCAACATCATATCCTAATGATTCTGTACCACACGCAATAAATGAGTGGTATTCATACGACCATAACGCAAGTGGTACTTCTTATAATGAATGGACAGGTGATGGACCACATCCTAACTCGGAGTTTGCATGTGTAGTAGAAGAACCTACAACATCATTCTGGCACGATGGTTCTGGTGGCGACCCATCACCTGGTGATACCGTCTATACTGATGATGGTGGAACTTCTTTAGCAGAAGCAGGATTTTATAGAACGGGGTGTTGTTACATTGAAGTGGATGATTCAGGTGTAGTTACTGATGATACTGCTGATTGTCCTCGATAAATTATTCGGATTATAACAATCCACCATATTTATATACAAACACTAAGGAGATTTAAATGGCAGTTAATATTCCAATATGGCCTGGTAGCTCATCCTTCACAGCAGGTGATACACCATTCGGATACTATGATTCAGATTCAGAGTTCGTTACTGATGTTGATAATATAGCATCGTGGTGTGCCAAACGTTTAGGATATCCAATTGTGGATATTGAACTACAAGATATCAATTTCTATACTTGTGTTGAAGAAGCAGTTACTGAATACTCTACTCAAGTAAACCAATTCAACATTAGAGAAAACCTTTTAAACTTAAAAGGAAGTTCAACAGGTTCAAATCTATCACAAACACAATTAAATGCAAACTTAGGTGGATTGATTTCATTATCTAAAGATTATGGAACTGAAGCAGGTAGTGGTGGTAGAGTAACTTACTACACAGGTTCATTTGAAGCAAATGCATCTCAACAAGTTTATGATTTAACTGATGCGAGTTTGGTATCATTGGAGAGTGGAACTCCTGGTGTTGATAAGATTGAGATTAAAAAGATGTTACACAACGCACCACCTGCGATGGTAAGATACTTTGACCCATTTATTGGTACTGGTTTAGGTTCTCAACAAATGATGGATACTTTTGGTTGGGGTAACTACTCACCAGGTGTTTCATTTATGATGCAACCACTTTATGATGACCTTTTAAGATTACAAGCAATCGAATTTAATGATATGGTTCGTAAATCTCAATATGGATTTGATATTCAAAACAATAGAGTGAGATTATTTCCAGTACCTGAGCACGCATACACAGTTCACTTCCATTATATTTTAGAATCTGATAGAAGTAACTCAGTAGTATCTAACTCAGTAGTATCTGATTACTCAAACGCACCATTTGATAGAATTACATATACTCACATCAATCACGTTGGCAAGAGGTGGATTCAGAAATACGCATTAGCATTAGCAAAAGAAATGTTGGGTGCAGTAAGGGCTAAGTTTAGTTCAGTACCAATTCCAAATTCAGAAATTACATTAGATGGTGCTGATTTAAGAAGTGAAGCAGCATCAGAAAAAGAAATCTTAATTTCAGAATTAAGAGAAAACTTAGAAGCTACTTCTCGTAAGGCATTATTACAGGCACAGCAAGAAGAATCCGAAGCAATGGAACAAACATTGAATAGAGTTCCTCGTGCTATTTATATAGGATAAAGAATGGCGTTATTTGGTGGAGAAAGAGATGCAGCTTTGTTTAGAAAAATAAACAAAGAATTGATTACGGATATTATTGATACCGAAATCTACTACTATAAGCTTATTTTAGATGATTCTAAAAGAAATCTTTATGGTGAGGGTAAAGATAAGGTATTTTATAATCCTGTAAAGATTCCTACATTGGTTGATAGAACAAATGCAGAACAAATTTTTGATGAATTTGGTTCATCTTACACCAGAAATGTTAACTTCTATTTCCTAAGAGATACATTAGTAGAAAAAAATGTGTTTCCAGAAGTTGGTGATGTGATTGTGTGGAATGATGAACAACATATTGTAGATGTAACATTTACAAACCAATTCTTCGCAGGTAAGAATCCTGATACTTGGGATGGTGGTGATTCACAAGGTTATAACATATCTATTATATGTGAAACTCATGTAACGAGAAAAACACAACTAAAATTAGAAGATGATTTCCGATTTGGGAACGATACTACAAATAACGATTTACCAGTAGGTGTATAATGGCAATAAAGTATAGACAAAATAGAGATGAAAAGGTTGATTTAGGTAGAACCCAAAGTTCTTTTTCAGATGACCCTAAATTAAATAAATCTAAACAGGTTTCTCGTAGAAATGATGATGTTAAGAATTTTCAAGTCGGAATATACGATATTGATTTGGCATTTAAAGATTTCTTAGAGAAAGATGTTAAACCTACTATCGAAGAGAGTGGAAAATACATTCCAGTGCCCGTATTATACGCATCTCCAGAAAATTGGGCATCTGCACAAAAGGATGGATATTTAAGAGATGTTAATGGTAAAGTTTTAACTCCATTGATTTCATTTAAAAGAAATTCATTAGATATTAACACCGAATATTCAAAATTAAAGGTGATGACTGATGAAGATACATCAAGAGCATTTGTAAGAAAATACACACCTCAGAATAGATATGACCAATTTTCACAATTAGTGGATAGTAGAGATTATTATGAATATCATATGGTAGATACACCTGATTATGTAAACATTCAGTATGATGTTATTATGTGGTGTGATTATATGGAAGATTTAAATAAGTTAGTAGAACAGGTAATCTATTTTCAAGGCGGTGCATTTGGTGAAAGATATAAATTCCAAATTAAAGGAGAATCTTACTCATTCGAAACTACAAATGCAGTTGGTGAAGAAAGATTGGTACGAAGTAATGTAACACTTACTGCAAAGGCATACATTATACCTGAAGATAGAGGTAAACGTACAATGAATACTCAGAAAGCATTTGGTACATCCAAAATACTTTGGAATGTAGGATTAGATACCTAATGTTTCTAAATAAATTTTCATATTTATATAAACACAAAGTTTAACTTAATAAAAAAATGTTATGGCAGAAGTAAAACAAGTCAAAGAAACAGAAGTGATTAAATTTACAGAAGAAGAAATCGCAAAGATTGGAAAGTTCAGACAAGAATTTTCAGAAGTTACCGCTAGGTTGGGTGAAGTTGAAATTGAACTTACTTTAATCGAAACTCAAAAAACAAATATTGAGAACTTCAAAGCTCAATTAAAACAAAAGTATTTGGAGATGAGGGAATCTGAAATTAAATTAGCAGGTGAACTTAAAGAAAAGTATGGCGAGGGTGAGTTCGATATTAATACAGGTGTATTTACACCCAACGTATAAATATAATCGTTTCTGATTTTTTGGAGTATTTATAGATATACAAAACCAAAGAAATTAAATAGGAGAAAAAAATGGCAGAAAGAATAGTAAGTCCTGGAGTATTTACAAGAGAAAAGGACTTGTCATTTCTACCTCAAGGGATTGGTGAAATTGGAGCAGCGTTAATTGGGTCAACCGTTAAGGGACCTGCGTTCGTTCCAACTCAAGTCGAATCTTTTCAAGAGTTTCAGCAGATATTTGGTGGTTTAACGGAAGATTCGTACCTACCATATACTGCTCAATCTTATTTGGAAGATGCTGGAACTGCAACAATCGTAAGGGTATTAGGACAAGATGGATACACTCTGGAAAATCCAGTTGGACTAATCATCTCATCATCAGAAGGTCAGAAGTTGGCCGCAGTATTACACCCAACTACTGGTATCGTTTCTGATACCGATGTATTTAAAGAAAGTTCAGTAGCAGACCAATTCGGTTCATCTGATGTATCAGCATCTTTATTTACATTAACAATTACAGGTTCAGAGGCTGTTGAAACTAATTTTTCAGCATCTTTAAACCCAACAAATAGTAACTACTTTACCAAAACTTTTGGATTCTCTGCAAGAGGGTCGCAAGACGCGTTTGTACAATCTAACTTTAAAACATTCCAATCAGCATCGTTCGCCACTGGTGAAGAAGTTGTTGTAACTTTAGATGTTGCAAAAGATGTTGATTACTCAAAAGCATATACTGAGGCAGCTACTCCTTGGATTACTTCTCAAAAAGTTGGTGGTGCTACTACTAATTTAATTAAGTTCCATACTTTATCACATGGTAACCCAACTAACTACGAATTTAAAATCGGTATTCAGGATGTTAAACCAGCTGGAACTGTAGCAGGTTCTGAGTATGGTTCATTTACTGTAATTGTAAGAAGAGTAGACCAAGATAAAGTAAATGGTTCACCATTCGTAGGTGTGGTTGATTCAGATATCAGACCTAACTTAGTTGAAACTTTCCAGGGTGTTAACTTAGACCCTAATTCACCTAACTTTATCGCTAGAGTAATTGGTGATAAGTATATTACTGTTGATTCAAATGGTAAATTATCAACAAATGGTGATTACCCTAACAATTCGGCAAACATTAGAGTTGAAGTAACTCAGGCAGTTAAAGATGAGGCAATTGACCCTTCATTAGTACCTTTCGGATTCGCAGCATTGCAAAATCCTTATGGAACTGCATTTACGTTACCTAATCCAACTTATGTATCAGACCAAACAATCAATAACTCATATAACTCTAAGAAGTTCTATGGATTTGATTTTGATTTTGCTACAACTGATAACTTAAACTATTTAGCACCAACTCCTGATTCATCTACTGCAACTGCAGGTACTGCATTCTACTTAGGTGATTACAATCAGAATACTGGAGCTAACTACCCATCTTCAGGCGCACCATACACTGGAGCAATTGATTTAAATGATAATAATACGGCATTAGCATCTCGTAAATTCTTAGTTCCTTTCCAAAGTGGATTTGATGGATACAAACCAAATAGAATTGTTTATACTGCAGGTGATATCATCGCAGGTAATACACAAGGATATGATTTATCTTCAAATACCGCAACTGGTACATTAGCATTTAGAAAAGCTATCAACGCTGTATCTAATCCTGATGAGTTTGATATCAATATGTTAGTAATTCCAGGTGTTATCCACAGATTACACTCTTCAGTAACAACATTTGCTAAAGATATGTGTGAAGATAGACAAGATACATTCTTTGTAATGGATGCATCTGCATGGGGTGATTCAATTTCAACCGCAACTAACGCAGTTCAATCATTTGATTCAAACTATGTAGCATCTTACTACCCATGGGTTAAGATTCTTAACACAGATAAGAACAAACCAGTATGGGTGCCGCCATCAGCTGTACTTCCTGGCGTTATCGCATTTAACGACCAAGTTGCCGCTGAGTGGTTCGCTCCTGCAGGATTGAATAGAGGTGGATTAACTTCAGTAATTGAAGCTAAGACAAGATTGACAAGAGCAGAAAGAGATGAACTCTACGAAGGTAGATTGAATCCTATCGCTACATTCCCTGGACAAGGTGTAACTGTGTTTGGACAGAAAACACTACAAGCTAAACCATCAGCATTGGATAGAATCAATGTAAGAAGGTTGTTGATTGCAGTGAAGAAGTTCATCGCATCTTCTACTCGTTACTTAGTGTTCGAAAACAACACAGCAGCTACGAGAAACAGATTCTTATCAATCGTTAATCCTTATTTGGAATCAATCCAACAAAGACAAGGGTTATACGCATTTAGAGTGATTATGGATGAAACTAATAACACTCCAGATGTAATTGATAGAAACATTATGGTAGGAGAAATCTTCTTACAACCAGCTAAGACTGCTGAGTTTATTGTTCTAGATTTCAACGTATTACCAACTGGGGCAGCATTTCCAGAATAGATAAATTAGATTAAGTTCCCCATTTCGGTGGGGAACACAATCTTTTTTTAAAAGAACAATATTTATATTAAAGAAAAGACAACGGAGTAACATAAAT